ACCTTCTCATCCCAATAGACCTTAACGATTCCGTTCTTTTGCAAGAGCGCATCCTTAAACCAATTGTGCAAAAGCACTACGCCATCGTTATCACGATTCATTACCCAATTGACATACTCTGTGGCTTGTTTGGCTTTTTCCTCATCGCCTGGGCCTTTAGGCTCAAAGCGCACAATCTCATCTGACTGTGTAAAGATACGCAATAGTTGTGGCAACGCACCATCAACTACCTCGGCTACTTCGCCTGTAACGATCTGGCTACGGCCTTCTACTTCATTGCCGTATTCGTAACGATTGTAGTATTCAAGGGCTTTTCTACGGTCATCTGTAGTTTCGCTCTCAATAAAGCCAATAGCGTTATCTATCTCGGCATCAAGTATGCCTTTTAGTGTGCCTTCATCCATTAGACTATCCATTTTGTGTTGATCTTAATTGCTTTGTTCCAGTTGTTTGGCTGCTCATCTAACGCTACCGCACAGTACCTCCAAGCATCACTAGCATGGCTGTGCTGGTCGTGTAAGGGTTTATCACTAAACATTTTAGTATCAGGGTTTACATCATACCGATAATGCCGCAATGCTTGTAGACCTTCAGCGCATCTGTTTTGGTCAAAGTAGCATCTGTTCATTAGCATACGAGCTGCGTTAATTCCCTCTGATATAGACAGTCTAGGGGTAATCCTTACCGGCAGGTTCATATTCTGCATAATATCTTTAACGCTCTTGCCTGTCATATTTTTGTTCTCGGCATCGTGTGGCAGCCAATGATCTCGATAGACATAGCCTTTATTCTGTAGAACTTCTACATAATGATCTATAGGCTTTTGGCAGTCTTGATAAAAGTCTATGACCCTTACTTCACCGCCTGGTATCGTCTGCACAAACCAGATGCTAGTCATATCTGCCCAGCCAATATCCCAAAATGTACTTACTTCGATAGTCTTATCTTGGTTAATGTCCTTAATACGACCTTCTTCCTGCGCCTGCCTTAACTCTTTAGCGTAGACAGCACCATCTAATACTTGCCTTGTATTGCCTTCCCAGACATTAAGATAGGCATCTATATCTCGTTCTTTGAGATCATCCTTCTCATCCTGTAGAACTTTTGGAAACCAATGGTTATCTGACCAGTTCACCTTCTGCGTTACTGCATTACTAGGTGGTTGCACTACAAAGCGTTTATAGGTTTCGTCTGTATCTAACTCAGGATTAAAGGTAATCCATATCTCTGAGCCTTCTTTACGGATTGTAGGAATCAGCGTATCCCAGCTTGATTTACTGGTGGTCTGCGCCTCCTCGATCCAGCATACATCTACACCCTCAAAAGACTTAATCTTCGTGATGTTGTGCTTTAATCCGGCAAAGAGAAACTCAGTCCCATTCTTACCGTATATCGCTGTATTCTGTATTTCGTAGAAGTCCTCTAACCCCATAGACTTGATCTGATCTGCCAGCAGCGCATGAACAGAATCACTAATCGAGTTCTGGAACTCCCTGGCGCATAACACCCTTGTGCTCTTTTGTAGCCCAATGACTAACAATGCCCTAGCCACGCCCCAAGACTTGCCAGATCCCCTGCCGCCATAGAGAACTTTGTATCTGCTCGGCTGGAACAGAAACTCTAACTTCTCTGGGAACTCTACATTAAGCTCCATCAGGCTTTTTTAGTACGATGTTGATTGTGTTTAGGGTTTCCAGTAGTCCACCATCTAAACCGCTAATCTCCGTAGCTTGTACGGCCTTACCGTCTACCCTGTCGATTACTTCCTTAATCGCCCAAGGCTCGCCCTGCTCTGCTGCATCCACTAGCTTTTGTGCAATAGTACGCAACTTACGGCTATCCTCTTGAACTAAGGCGATCCTAAGTTGGTTGTAGAACAGCTTTCCCTTCTTTCCGTTCTGATTGCCTAAAGGCGCACCACCCTTATTAGTTGGCGCAACTTCTACATTATTGTTTTCTTTAGCGTTTTCCATGCCATTCCCTTTGGGTTGATGGTTGATGATGTTGCTATTCTACAACACTTTAGTCCAACAATCCTTCAATAGTTTTTTTGTTTCTTTCGATGATCTTTACATCTGTTGGATCAAACACTACAAAATTTGAAGTATTTGCACCTTCACTTGTTTTTCCTTGATAGTTCATATAACGAATACCTGGTATATCAGACTTGTTCATTATGTCAGATACATCTTTTATGTCTACATTTTGTTTTACTAACTTACCACTATCTTCCATTTTATATCTCTGCATTACTCCGTATAAATCAGCACCATCTAATTCCCAAATATTTTTCAAACCTTTCATTTCAGTTTGATTTTTAAGTGCATCCTTATATTTCCATGCAATATCTTGTACTGCTTTTGATTGCTCTGATAACGGAATATCCCAATTAAGCATTTTTGGTATTTTTTCATCAGGAATATCAACTTTATACAAGTTTGACGCCCCTAAATTTTTAGCATCTGATTTTTTTGCAACTTTTGAAATAATAGATTGCAAATTATCTACATAGTCAGCTTGATCTGGTAATGGGTCTTTAGCCCAATCAGCTATAAACTTTTTGGCTTTAACAACTCCCATTTCATCAACTAATTGAGATACTTTATATTCTGGTGTCATTGGCTCTACATCTTTTCCAAACAACTGCCTGTTTGGAGTAGCAGACATTCCAGATGGTACTATTTTTGAATATGGCATAGCAACTGCTGGATGTTCAGCAAAGTACATTCCATGACCATAAACTTGCGCTCCTTCTCCAGCGCCTACTTTTGTAGGATCAAACTTATCAAATCTGTATGGGCTACCATGATAGGCAATAAGTGGCTGTAAAAGTCCTTGATTAACCATATAGCTTTCTAATGCCTGTCCAGCTTTGGGGGCTAATGCCTGTACTGTAGGCTCTACTACCCTGCCTACCGCCCTAGCTCCAGCAGCAGGGTTTGTTAATGACATAGCTAATCTAGCTACATTCTCTGCATTAGATCCTGTGGGCTGTGCAGATAAGCCAGCCCTTTGTGCCAAGCCCTGCAAGTAAGCACTACCCATGACAGGTTTTTCTGATCCTAAACCTAAAGGTGTTAGTGCCATATTAATAAGGTCTACAGGAGATCCAAGTAGATCATACGGATAGTAAGATGCGCCTCTTAGCAGGCCTTGATTCATCTCTACATCAGTATTAGGCATGGCTCTGCGCCTGCCCATCTGTGGGTAGCCTCTGTAGGCTTGTTCGTCTAATAAAGCCATATCACCATTTAACCTTGTTTGCCCAAAACGCTGCACTCATCTTGCCCTTGGCTATGTTTTTAGCGTGTCTTGCTTTAAATGCTTTGTTTCTTGCACTACCATCTGGACTGCCTTTTTCGCCTTGCTGACCAAAGCGGATAGTCTTAACCTGATCGCCTTCTTTAGCTACTACTACATGGCTTTTAGTAGGATGGTTTGGAGTTCTTTTGGGTTTTTTGTACCCAGCTACACCTATGCGCTCAAATATCTTGGCAGCCTCTCTTATTTTCATTCCTAACCCTTATATTGCTCTAATTTTTTCAATAAGCTCTGCTGTTTGTGGGTTATTTACCCAGCTCGTATAGATTTGATAATCTTCTACAAAACTTTTATCAAGATTAGCACTTGTTTCGTCTGCCTCTCTTGTTCCCACGCTATGATGTAAATGTTGGCATACTACATCGCCTAAGTAATGCAATCTGTTGGTTTGCGTACCTATGTGCATCCAAACATTATCTCCATAAAAATGGATTAACTTTGGATTACATATCCAACCAGTAGCTCTTACTAAATCCCCACCAATTACAGAATGAGTACATAGCTTTTCGCCTTGAATAGTATCGTTTGGGTATGCTATTTGGTCGTTTTTAGCAGCCTCAACTAACTTTTTATCCCACTCTATAGTTTTGGGTCTTAAATCATCAGCCAAGTTTCCGTAAAAATCATGGTGCATATTATCTTGCAGCCAATTATTAGATTTAATTACTGGCTTTGCACTTTCATTGTACAAAACAATCCAATTTTTAGGATATTTAATAGTTTTATATTCGCCTATCCTTGGATCGTCATCGTCAATTAATACTGTAACTGGGTAACTAGCTTTAGTGTTATACCAACATTCAATAAATTCCAATAATAAGTGGGGTCTAGCCCTTGTACATAATAAAAACATTATTGGTCTATCACTCCTGGTATGTGCATCACTTGGTAATTCGTTTTGATGCGTTTGCTAGGATAGCTTTTCAATTGATTAATAAATTGCCAATCGTGTCCATATCCATCAGACCATCTACAATCTAACGCTTTTTTGTGGGCTATTGCAGAAGTACCTATATGTCCTATTTCAAACCATACTGGTCTAACTTCACCACCTACATAGTCATCCCAATACAGCCAATCTGTATCTAGATTGTCTGCTATTGCTTGTAGATGGCCTTGCCCAAATACATCATCGTTATCTAAATAGGCAATGTAGTCATACTGAGCATTTTGGATTCCAATATTTCTTGGCGTTCCGCTAAAGCATGGCTGCTTATCTGTAAAGATAGTGTTTACAGGGTATTTAGAGGCTATCTCTACTGTTTTATGGCATCCATCTGCCACCACTATTAACTCACCTATTTCTTGCGCTAAGAAGCTCTCTATTGCTCTAGGGAGCTTTTGTTCTCTATTGCTTGCTGCTCTTGGGTAATCACCTAGATAACTAGGCATTACTACACTAATCATTTTTTATAGCGAGCTTTTTTATTAGCCTCTGAAATTGCAATAGCAATGGCTTGTTTAGGGTTTTTGACTACTTTACCGCCCTTGCCGGAATGTAGAGTACCTTCTTTGTACTCGCCCATTACCTTGCCGATCTTGGCTTGCTTTTTGCTCATCTTCATTTTTTCTTGGCCTTCCTAGGTTTGGCAGTCTTGGCTGCTTGTTTAAAGTCTTTGGCTGTAGGAGCGTTTTTGCTGCCTGGCTTATTCATTTTCTCGCCCGATCCGGCCTTGATCCTAGCTCTTTTAGCGTTAATATTTCCGTAAAGACTATTCTTCATCTTCCATCTCCATTTCTTCTTCGCCTATGGCTTCCCAAGCATCGCATCCGTTGTTCTGGTTGCACATAAAATCGTAGATTTCGCAGTAGCCCATTGTCTTTTCTAGACCGCAATCAGGCATTTCTTTTGGTGTGCAGAAGTATTCACAAGCCTTACACTTGCCTTCGCCATCGCCTTTCTCGCCATAATTGGCTGTGAGAACGGCCTTTTTCATGTTGCCCTTGTT